TGAGTAAGCAGAGATATTCCGGCATGGGCATTCTTCAGGCTATAGCCTTACAGGATCAATCACCACCTCCCCAGGAGGTGGTTTAGGGGTGACAATAAAAAAACCGGGTCGCGCTGTAGACGCTAACCCGGCTTGTTATCACACAGGGCCTGCCCGCTGAATGTTATGCCAGCGCTTTACTGATTTTCTCAAACAGATCGCCTGACAGATTCGGCAATGCTTTGAGTTGCTCAAGCGCCGCACGCATTTTTTCCTGACGTTTCGCATCGTAACGTTTTAAACGAATCAGCGGTTCAATCAGGCGCGAAGCCACCTGCGGGTTACGGCTGTTCAGTTCTGTCAGCATTTCGACCATGAACTGATAGCCGCTACCGTCTTGCGCATGGAATGCTGCCGGGTTGCTGCTGGCAAACGCGCCAATCAGTGAACGCACACGGTTCGGGTTGCTCATCGTAAACGAACGGTGTTTAAGCAGACCGCGCACGGTTTCCAGCACATTTTGTGCCGGGCTGGTGGCCTGCAGAATTAGCCACTTGTCCATCACCAGACCATCCTGGTGCCATTTGTCATCGTATTCCTGCATCAGCGCATCACGGCACGGCAGTTGGGCGGCAACCGCGGCAGACAGCGCCGCAAGCGCATCCGTCATGTTATCAGCATTGTGATACTGCTCGCTTACCAGCTTATCGGCCAGTTGCGCGTCGCCGAAAGCCAGATAACGCAGACAGGTATTACGTAAGGCACGTTTACCGATATCCGCATGTTCCACGCGGTAGGTATCAAGCTTATTGGCGTTATAAACTGCCAGCACTTCATCTGCCAGTTCGGTGGCTAGGGTGCGGGTCAGCGCTTCACGTACCGCCACGATGGCTACCGGGTCGATAACGTCAAACAATTCGGCAATCTCATTTGCCGACGGCAGCGTCAGAATTTCCGCAGCCAGCGCCGGATCGATATGTTCGTCCAGCAGGATCGCGCGGAACGCATCGGCAACGTGCAGTGGCAAAGACAGCGCCTGCCCCTGCTGATGGCGGGCAACATTGAGCTTAATGTGCGTCGCCAGCAGACTCTGTGCGGCATCCCAGCGAGAGAAATCATTGCTGGCGTGGCGCATCAGGAACGTCAGTTGCTGATCGCTCCATTTATATTCCAGTTTCACCGGCGCGGAAAACTCACGCAGCAGCGACGGCACGGGCTGGAAGTAGACATTATCAAAGACAAAAGTCTGTTCTGGCTGGGTGACATTCAGCACATGGTGCACCGGGTGACCGTCTTTCTGCAGCGGGATGACCTTGCCTTCATTATCATAAAGTTCAATATCAAACGGGATGTGCAGCGGGTGTTTCTCCTGCTGTTCCGCTGTAGGTGGCGTGCGCTGGCTGATGGTGAGCGTGTACTGCTCGGTCGCCGGGTTGTAATCGTCGTGTACCGTGACAATCGGCGTCCCCGCCTGGCTATACCAGCGACGGAAATGCGACAAATCGATATTTGAGGCATCTTCCATTGCCTGGACGAAATCATCACAGGTTGCGGCGCTGCCATCGTGACGCTCAAAATAGAGCTGCATCCCTTTCTGGAAATTCTCTTCACCCAGCAGGGTGTGGATCATGCGGATAATTTCTGAACCTTTCTCATACACCGTCAGGGTGTAGAAGTTGTTCATTTCAATCACTTTATCCGGGCGAATAGGATGCGCCATCGGGCTGGCGTCTTCGGCGAATTGCAGCCCGCGCATGGTACGGACATTATTGATACGGTTTACCGCACGGGAACCCAGGTCCGAGCTAAACTCCTGGTCGCGAAACACAGTCAGCCCTTCTTTCAGGCTGAGCTGGAACCAGTCGCGACAGGTTACGCGGTTACCGGTCCAGTTGTGGAAATATTCATGACCAATCACCCGTTCGATATCAAGATAGTCTTTGTCGGTCGCGGTATCGGTACGGGCGAGCACATATTTGGAGTTAAAGACGTTGAGGCCTTTATTCTCCATCGCGCCCATATTAAAGAAGTCCACGGCGACAATCATATAGATGTCGAGGTCATATTCGAGGCCAAAACGGGTCTCGTCCCATTTCATGGAGTTCTTGAGCGAGGTCATTGCCCACGGCGCGCGGTCAAGGTTGCCACGGTCAACGAAGAGTTCCAGTGCAACTTCACGCCCGGAGCGGGTTGTAAAGGTATCGCGCAGCACATCAAAATCCCCCGCCACCAGCGCAAACAGGTAACACGGTTTCGGGAACGGATCCTGCCATTGCACCCAGTGACGGCCATTATCCAGCTCGCCCTGGTCCACGCGGTTACCGTTAGAGAGCAGGTAAGGATAGGCAGCTTTGTCGGCGATGATTTTAGTGGTAAACCGCGCCAGAACATCGGGGCGATCCAGGTACCAGGTAATATGGCGGAAACCTTCTGCCTCGCATTGGGTACAGAGTGCTTCGCCAGACTGATAGAGGCCTTCAAGCGCAGTGTTCGCAGCCGGGCTGATTTCATTCACGATACGCAATGTGAATCGTTCAGGCAGGCCGTCAATGACCAGGTGATTGTCTTCTTCTTTATATTGTGTCCATGGCTGGTCGTTAACATGGATTGACACTAACGTCAGGTCTTCGCCATTCAGACGCAATGGCACTGGAGAGGCGCTATGACGCGAAATAGTGCTCAGCGCAGTGACAACGGTTTTTGCGGCATCCAGGTCAAAGGTCAAGTCAATATCGCTAATCAGGTAATCCGGCGCACGGTAGTCGTGGCGGTATTTGGCTTGTGGCTGTTGTGTCATAAAAAACCTTTAGCATCTTCTGTTTGGTTACGTCTCCAGTCTATTCCTGTTGCGTAAATCCCGCCACGCAGAATGTTCATCTTTTCAGGGAGAAAAGCTCACTATGCTACATTTTAGTAACATGAAACAGTAATTTTAAAAATCGACAAATATCGTCCAGGAGCGCCGTAAATCATGGTTGGACTGATTAAACGAATTTCATATTTGCGAACTTTAGCGATTTTCACCGATGGTAAATGCCCCATTGGTGCCCCATAGACAATTCTCTGTAGCCCAGACGGATAAAGGCCTCGAAGCTATATCCCCGGTCGGAAATACCCCACAGATTCGCTGCTAGATGAGCGACCACTTGACACTGTATAAATACTCAGCCAATAATAACTGTATATCCAACCAGTAATTTAACTGAGGTAGGTATGTTCGTTGAGCTCGTTTACGACAAAAGAAATGTTGAGGATTTACCCGGCGCGAAAGACATCATCTTGGTTGAACTGACAAAGAGAGTTCACAAGATTTTCCCAGGTGCAGACGTGAGAGTTAAGCCAATGCAGGCGAACGCGCTGAACAGTGATTGCACGAAAACTGAGAAGGAGCGACTCAACCGCATGATCGAGGAGATGTTTGAAGAAGCAGATATGTGGATGGTTGCTGATTAATAACATTTCGCGTCACCGGGCAGATATCACGCTCTGCCCGGTTAACGAAGAAACTGAATCGCCGGAGCATTATCAAATTTCTGTCACGTATTCCTTAGATTTATCCCTTTTTGAAAAAATGGCCATACCCATCATAGACATACTGGTTTGACTTACAGCGGAAACGAGCGCAACTTCACCAGCGAATGTCTTTATGTCAGTATTTCCTCGTAGAACGTCCTCGGCTCGATATCCAACATAACTGCACGCGGCTGTTGTAACAACGGCCGAAGCAACATCAGATGCATCAATGCTATCTTTCGTAAGCATCGATGCCGCCGACACAGCGGCTCCGGCAATAAATCCCACACTCATTCCTATAAATTTATTTTCCGAACCAGGATCGAAGGCAGAAAGGAGTTGTGAATTAGTTACCACTAATCGCCCATCTGCTATTTCTACATTTGCCTTGCTCATTGATGACCACCTTTTATTTCTGATGTATGAGCAATATAGCAGCAAGAGGGTTGGTGATAAAACCCTGACGATTTATATCGCAGGGCAGCCATCCTCCCCTGCTCGATTAACAAAATAAGTTACCCGTCCAAGCACAACGATATCTTCCAGTGCTTCTCCTTCAATCGCCTCCCCGTCTTCCGTAATGAAGGCCTGCCCCATCAGTTTCGCGAATTGCGTAGCTCCATATAGAGAGATCACCACTAAGCATCCCTGCTCCAGTTTTCCAGGATTGGCCTCAACGACGGCGTAGCCGGTTGCTGTCGGCATTAATCCTGTAGTGGCGCTGACGCCGCAAATCGCATCGAGTGTTTGCATTAGCGGACAATCCCCATATTGCGTAGCAGCCAGAGACGGTTTTCACTGAAATCTGGCGTTTTATCGACAAAGCTGGGCTGGTTCAGTTCAATCCATCTGTTGGCGTCCTGCTCGGTAAAATGATGGTTGTAGGTCCGTAATTTACTGATAAAATCCGCAGTCCTCAGACACATATAGCCCTTTGGGTTGAGTTGTACGGCTTCACGGAACGCGACAAAAACATCGTTTCGGCGGGGCATAATCACCTCCTGTAAATACTGTATATGAATACAGTAGTTTTTAATGACGGCCAGATCAACCCCGCTGATGACTATCAATTTTTAGCACCGAATAACGTGTTGATTATTCTGCTGCTGGCTCCTCGGATTTTTTCGACTCCAGTTCAGCAACGCGTGCGGTTAGGGCGTCTACCTGCGCCATTAGCGCCAGAATGGCCTCATGATGTAGCGCTGCCGCCACACCAGCAGTGTCAGGACTGAGCACATCTTTAATTACGGTACCGTCGTCCAGTTCTCTGTTGCCAGTGACAAAAACGTTATCCGGGAATACAGATTGAACTTCCTGAGCAATAAACCCGATTCCCGGTGCGACACCATCCAGGCGTTTCCATGAAACACCGCGAATGGCCTGCATTTTCTCCAGGGGGTTCTCTATCCTTGCCACGTCATATTTCACGCGGATATCAGAGTTTGAAATCCACGACCCCGGCGCTGTTGCCGAACCATTCTGATCGAATAAATAGCGCGTGTAATTCCCTGTGGAGCTGGTCTGAATGGCAATTACGGCGCTCGAACCGCTACCCTGCAAAACTCTGGCATGAAATAAAACATGTACCTGTGAATAGACGCCACTTGACCAACCCGCATCCAGTATACCTGATGAGGTTTCTACCCCATTTGCAGGCGTTGATGTGGGGGAATCCAGGCGGGCATATACAGAGCCGTTGATAATGCCACCAGTTTTCCCGTTAATTGTACTCAGACGGGAATCATTGCCCTGGCAAAATGTCCCGACATCAGTGCCGAACGGCTGCGTTAACCCGGTCCCACCCTGCGCTTTGCTTAGTGCGGAGGTTAAACCTGACAGACTGGTAATATCTGAGTTCGCCCCTTTTTTTGCCAGTGACTTCTGGCCGGGAACCGTGACGGCCACACCGTTAGTCGTGATAGTGACGTCACCCGTCCCGTTCATCACGTCAGCGAAACCGCTCATATTTTTTTGATACAGCGTCAGCGTCTCAGAGATATTTTGAGCCAGGCCGTCAACGCTCAGACTATCGCTCAGCAGGATGGCGTAAGCAGTACCCGCCGCAATTACCGGGTTTGCTGCTGGCGTCACGGTAAGTTGTGTTGCGCTGTTGATTGCTGTTATCTGGAATACCTGTACCGGGTTTGCCAGAGTGACCAGAGTGCACCCAACGCGGATCAGTGAGCCTGCTGCTGTAAAGTTCGTGCCAGTTCCGGTCACCGTATTTCCGGCGACAGAAACACTACCAGTTGTGTAAATCATATTTTCTCCGGGTATAAAAAAACCTCGCCGGGGCGAGGTCTGGTGATTAGTTTGTTTGCACGAACGAACCTGAGCCACGATAAATCTGCAATGTTGGCGCGAGGATGGCGACCTTACCGCCAGGCGAGGTCTCACGGACAGTGCCTTTCAGTGTGCATGAGACAGTTGGCGACGAAACCCGCGCAGAGTGCATGAGGATGACGTAACCATTAACATCAGCGATAGTCGCGCTCCGCATGCTGTTACCTATCCAAAGCTCGACATCCGCCATCTGATTTGTCGGACCGCCTGGGGTTTCAACGCGGAACATTGCTATGACCAGGACGTGTTTATCTGCGGATGCGGATCCGCTGTCGGTATATGAAAACGATCGCGTGACAGCCCTGGAAAATTCTGTATCAGCAAATACATGAGCGTTTGCCACGTCACCGATAAATGATTCAGCCTGAACGGTACCTTTAAACGTCCCGCTGGTCGCATTGATTTTCCCCGTAAATTCCCCGTCCGTCGCATAAACGGTCCCGCGCACTGTGACACCGTTAAACGTCGCGTATCCCGATTTGTTAATATGCCAGCCGACATTTCCTGTCCCGTCCCAGGTATTTGACTGGATGTAGTTACCTATTTTCAGGTTGCCCACAGTCCCGTCCTGGATAAACGTGTCACGGATAAACGTCTGGCCGTTCTGAATAAAAAAGGGCAGCGATACTGCCGCACCAGCCTGGCTCATAACAGCGAAACGGTCGGCGAGGAAGACAACCTGGCTTTGCATTCCACCAGGCGTGTTTTGCACTCCAATTCCCATGCCCGCCGCGTACTGCACGCCGTTGACATCCACGCCGACTTTAATCGAGTACATCGCGTTCAGGTTGCCGTTGATATCCGCTACCGCCTGGGCATTCGTGGTAATTGCGGCAGCCTGGCCGTTTACCGTGACGCTCAGTGAGTTGATTTTCGTCGCTGATACCTGACTGAAATCCGCCATCGCTTTCGAAAAATCAGTCACGTTTGATGTATTTCCCCCTGCATTTGCATCCAGGGTTTTCAGCGACTCGCTGAGTGCTTTCGTTGCATCGGCCATCACATTATCAACGCGATTAATGCCAGCCGCGTTGGCACCATACTGCGCACTCTGTTTTACCTGCTGGCTCACCTGCGCCAGTGTGTTCTCAATCAGTGCAATCGCCGTGTTTTGCACCCCACCAGCGGCATTAGCCGTTTTCCCTGACAGTTCGTCGAACCGGGATGCGGTAGAACTGTCGAGCGTGGACACCGCCTGTGTGAGCTGCGTTACGTTAGCGGCATTGTCCTCCGTCTGCGCCGTCAGCGTATCAACCGCCGTCGAGCGGGCCTGCGTCTCGTCAGAAAGCGCCTGCGTGAGTTGCGTTACCTGTGCAGCATTCTGGTCGGTTTTCGCCTCCAGGCGCGTCATGTCGGTAACGCGGGCCTGTGTTTCTGTGGCAATCACCTCCCGCAACTGAGTGAACGATGCCGAGTTTGCCCCGTTCTGCGCCGACTGCCTCACTACCACATCAGCGATGGCCAGTGCATTACCAATGATGGCCTCTGCCGTCTGCCGGTTCGCGCCCACAGCCGCCGCCAGTTGGTCGGCGTTTTGACTGACCGCCTCTGCCAGTTCAGCAACCTTTTCACTGCTCTCCACGGCATTTTCAATCAGATCCTTGAACAGGTCGGTATCCTTGATCTGCTCAAGCACGGCATCAGTGATGTCAGACACATCAACACTGGCCTGCCCCCTCACCCATCCGGTGTAACCCGACTCGTTTCCGGTCCTGTCCACCAGTTGCGCGCGGTACCAGAAAATCTGTCCCGCCTTGAGGCCCATCTGCTGATATTTACGCAGCGGATACGGCACGTCGGCCAGTAAAACCGCATCATCAGTCGTCCCCGTGGCGCTGTACTGAATTTCCGTTTTCAGCGTGTCGTCCGTGTTCGCAGGGAATCCCCAGTTCAGTTCAATGCCGAAAACCACGCTATCTGATGCCATAAAACCGACAGGTTTCGGCGGATTTCCCGTTTTCCCGGTCAGTGTTGTCTCGGTTGAATATCCCCAGCCGGAGGAAATTTCAGCCGCGTTAATAGCCCGCACCCGCGCAAGATAACGTCCTGTGTAAATGGCCGGCACCTCAAACGACGCGGTAGAGCTGCGGGGTACGTTCACCCAGTCGCCATCGTTACGCCGCCACTGTGCCTCGTACGAAATAGCGTCTGGTGCCTGGTCCCAACTGACACGCATTGTCTCCAGGCTGATCCCCTGATTCACAACGGCATAGCTGGAAATGACGATATTCGAAGGTGCAGACTGATTACCCGGCGGGATAACGCTTACGGGGCGCTGATCGATAATCGCACCTGTATCGATGCGGGCATATTTATCCGGGTCGTGTGCTGCACCCACGATGGTGAATGTGCCGTCGTCATTTTCCGTAACACTGACAACGCGGTATTGCTGGGCATAAAGCGAATCGGACTCAACCACCCACACCGCCTGCGCCTCCGGCGTGGTAGAGAACACCGTCGAAACGGTGACTTTATTGCCGCTGACAGCCTGAATGGTTCGGCTCTGTGATGCACCTGTCGGGAGGTTCACCATGATGCGATCACCCGCCACGGCATCCGGCACACGGTCGAGTGTCAGTACCCGACCACTTACCGCGCTGATGCGGCCACCTGTCACTTTTCCGGCCAGATCCCTGTCACTTACAGCAATAATGTATCCCGGCTGTGGGATATTCCCGTCAAGACCAACGGAGAACGTCACAACGCGGTCTTTGTTATTGGTCAGAATACCCCAGCGCCCTTTGCGGTTCGCTTCCGATTGCCGGGTACAACCAATAGCTGTCAGTTCAAGCTGGTTAAAGCCAAAGCGTCTGACCAGTTCCTGCTCGAAGACAGGTTCCATAGCATCGGAATACGCATTCGCAGGGTCAGAATATGAAACCAGTGCAGTGGTATAGCGGGTTTTTGAGGTGCTGCTGCTGTATGTGAATTTACCGTCAAGGGTATTTGCGTTGGTGTAGCTGTAATCGACATCACGCGGCATATCAGCCAGGGCAACAATCTGATTGCCGCCCCAGTAAGTCATCCCCCGGAAAATGGCCGCAAAATCACGCAGTACGGTATACGCATCATTGCGATCCTGCACATAAACATTACAGGTATAGCGGGGCTCCATACCGTCTCCGCCCTTCCCGTCAGGGACAAGCTGATCGCAGTACTGCGCAACCTGATACAGCATCCATTTATCGATGTTAGCTGCAGTCAGCCTGTCGCCCAGCCCAAAGCGGTCGGTTACCACCAGATCATAAAATATCCACGCCGGGTTATCAGTCCAGGCCCACTTAAAACCACCCTGCCAGGTTCCAGAATATGAACGAGTAACGGGATCGTAATTATCCGGCACGCGGATAACACGCATATAGGGTTCGCAGGAAATCTGCGGTACTGAACCATTAAACTGGCTGGAATCGAACTCGATATAGAGGAGTGCTGTATTGGGATAGCGAAGCTTGGCATCGATAACCTCCGTGTAACTCTGGAGCGTCATCGTGTCGCCGATTTTTGCGCTGTTTGCATCTGCCGTAATTTTGCGCAGTCGAACCGTCCACGTTGTGGCACCGGCTGGCAAATTGATGCGATGACTGCGCTCGTAACCGCTGGTCGTTTTACCGCTGACTGAGGTATTAATTACCGTCTGGAACGCGCCGCCGTTTGTCTGCAGATCAATGGCGTAGTTAATGCTGTAACCCACCAGATCGCCATCATCTTCCTGCCTGAAAATTGACGGCCATTTAAGGCGCAGGCGAACTGCAGAAAGCTGGGGATTCGTAAATGTACGGGTCCAGGCTGTTGCGCTGGAAATGGTAATACCGCCTGCACTAATCTCATTTTCACTGCCGGGCATCCCCTGAATGTAGGACTGCGCCTGTGTGCCCGCACGAAACTCCCAGGTTACACCGCTGAAATTTGACGAACCGTCAGCATTAAGCAGCGGCGTGCCATCCAGAAAAATAGACTGCCCGGTGAGGCCGCCGGAAAATTCGCCCTCACCCAGCGCCAGCAGGATTTTTGCTTTCGCGACCGACTGGAGGTCGTCAGGCTGTTCTGTCGGCGTGCGGGAGCTGGAGCTGCCACCTTTGCGCCCCTGAATCTTTTTAGCCATATTGCGCCCATAAAAAAACCTCCCGAAGGAGGTTGTTAAATTGAGATTATTTTATTGCTGGTCTTCAACGTAAATCCCCGCCGAAATAATTGCACCGCCGATACGACGCTTTCCATATCCCAATGGAACTGGATATCCTTGTGAGGCGGTATTCGTTACGCTCCCAAATGCATAAGACGGCTTATTATCGGCGTCTTGTTTACTGGCTAATCCCGCTGTTTGCGGGGAAAGCATCTGAATAACGCCACCAGCCATCATTGAAATCCCAAGGCTGGTTATTGCCCCACCGACTCCAACCCCTGCAACTGTCCAACTCGTGAATGTACTTATTAAGACACCAGCAACAACGAGTACGGCTCCCAAAACTGTTTGAAGCACTCCGCCACGTTTACTGCCAATCGCAACCGGAACAATTCGAATAACCTCACCCGACACAGGAAAACCAAGATCATCCTCACTAATATTCTTTTTGCCGCGAAAAACAGCATAAGTGAGCCCGCGGCGCTGGCTGGATATCATAAATTTTTCGAAGCCGGGAATGGTTGCCGCTAATGCTCGTGTTGCTTCATGAGTTGTACTGATCAGGCGATGATGAATTTTACCGAAGGCTTTACCCAGGATACCGCCAAGCTCAATTCTCGTCATAATTTCAGCCATAGATTCCCCATAAAAAAACCTCCCGGAGGAGGTTTCTTATTAATTTGATGTCGGCCTGATATCTAATCCAGTATTAGTATCACCCGCGATCCTGAATTTTTGAGTTTCATTATTAGAAATAACAGTGCTTGTTTCTTTATAAGGTTTACCGTTCCCGATGCCGCATAAACCTCCACCTTTAGGATCATCAGCAATGCCTAAAATATGTCTGCCAGCTTTAACTTTATAAGTGAGGGTCTCGCCCGTGCCAATTCTAGCAATGTGAGTACCGTCGAGAGTTAAAGTTGTGAAACAGCCACCACCGACCAACCATCCATTATCGCGCGTCACAATTAACTGAGCATCACCCCCACCCTCGGTTAAAACACGTTCATCTGGAACGATTTTAGCCTTGCTGGGTGAAACCGCTTCTGTTGCACAGCCAACTAAGCCCACAATCGCCAGCGCCAGTATGATTCGCTTCATATCCCTGCCCCTTCGTTTGTTTTGCCAAAGGTTAGCACAGAGTCTTATACCGCAGTATTTTCATTGTTCGTTCCATCCAGTAGCCGCCATAAGGAACGCGCCCGCTGAGCCTGCCATAAAGGTGATGCAACATCATATTGCCTCCCAGCAACACCCCAGCGTGATTCCATTTATTAGCCTGCACCTGCATGATCACAACATCACCCGGCTGTGGGGCATCAGTCACTTCCCTGAACCCGCATTTATGCCAGTTATCCTGATATAAATTGTCAGGGTATTGATCCTCCCACCACGGATAATCAACACGGTAATCTGGCAGTTCAATACCATACGTTTGCCGATAATAGGACATTACCAGCCCCCAGCAGTCGTAAACCCCCAGCACAAAAGGCCGCTCCAGCAGTGGCAATTCACCGCGCGGGTTGATTGTACGCAGGTCGCCTTCCGGCCAACTGACAATGTGCCAGGGTACCGCCATCAGGTCGCATTGCGCCTTATCCAGTTCGCTGGGCTGCGTCGTTGCGTCAGGATGGCTATGCACGATAGCCGTTACCATTCCCCAGTCCTCGGCTGCGGCGTAGTCTTCCGGGCAAAGGACAAAATTGTCCTCCGGCGCCACGGCAAGATTCCGGCAAGGAAAATACCGTTCAATACGGCTTTTTTGCGCCACCACGCCGCAGCATTCGCGTGGATATTCCGTTGCTGCGTGCGCCAAAATTGCATCAATCGTTTTCTGGCGCATATCAGCTCCTGATGAGTGACGTGCCGGGGAATCCGCCAAAGGAAAGTTCGTTATTTTCCCCGAACCGAAGTTTGCAGGCCGTTAGCGTGCCGTTGCACTGGTCCAGTGAAGGATCTGCCACCGGGTTGTTGTTTTTATCGAAGTAGTTCGTGCCTGCATAGTCACAACCATCACCGCTGCGGTATTTACCGCGAATACACCACGTACAGAGAGAATGAAGCTGCCGGGTCGGGATCATTAACCCCTGCAGATCCATCGGGCTGGTTAGCCGAAACTCGATAGCCTCTGACGTTTCTGTATTTTTCCCGTCGATATACCAGACCTGCAGGGTTTCCTGAGTGGGATCTGCAGTGGCACTGCCGGATGGGAAATTGCGCGCATCCAGATACTGCGCCAGCGTGTCATGTATCGTGACCGTCGCTTTCAACAGGTCGTCATAGGCAAGGCACAACGCAGTGATGGAGCCGTCAAGGTTCGCCACGGTCAGTTTTGGCGTGGCGCCACTGCCGGTAGTCGATTTTTCCAGTCCGTTAATCTGACAGGGCCAGGCTTTATATTCGTTACCCTGCCACCAAATGGATTTAGCCGGAAGTTTTGACTCATCCCCACCAGCGGCGCTGATTTCCGCTTCTGTGTGGGGAATATTGTGATTATGAAACCTCAAAACCTCGCCAACGCCAAACGCGGTACCATCCACCTCAAACAGCCGAACGGTGTTACCCGGTTCCAGTTTCTGATAATCGTTGTTTAAACTCATGGTGCAAACGCCTGCTCAAAAGTCACGGAAAGGGTGTATTTTTTGTTGCCCAGCGGCGTGGGTTTATAGCCTGCACAACGGTATAAGCCCAGCGGTTCAAGCGGCGGCGTCCACTGAAATGCTTTCACCCCGCCATGTCTGTCCAGAAAGGCTTTAATCGTCGTGATATAGGTTTCGCTCCCCGTAAACTCCAGAGTCCACTTTTGCGAGCGCGGATTGAGCCCATCGCCGGAAACCTGCGCATAACCATCGCCAAACTGTGCTTTGCGTGTTCGGAAACTGACTTCCTGCTCCGGGTTGATGCGCGGGCACCAGGTAAATGTTTCGATAGCCATTAACGACCTCCTTTAGCCAGATTCCATACGGCACCGCCTGGGGAAATATCACGCGCCATCAGTTCGCGATAACGTCGCTCAACATAGCTCCCAATCTCCTTGCCGAATTGTTCTGTCATACCGCCATCCGTCTGAACGCTGGTATTGCCATTACCTTCGATGGTGATATAAACCTGCGGCGAACCGCTAGCTGTCTGAACGTTATTTACACCTGAATTGACAGCACGAACACCCAGAGAACCATCAGCAGCACGAGTCAGCGGCATAATGGCTTCTGGGCCTGCTTCTCCGAAAATTCCCGCGCCTTTGGCAAATGCAAATGTTTTCGGGGTGCTGTAAACACCATTGCTGTATGCACTGAGTGAAGGTGAGTCGTAAACACCACCCAGGGCATTTGCGAGATGAGGTGTAGGTACGGAGAAACTTTGTCCGGTGACAACCGTGCCAGATGTTGAAGACATAACCGAAGATGTGCCGCCACCACCGATTAGCCCGGTAATACCGCCGATAAGAGAGCCAAGCAGGCCTGATGTACCAGACGATTTACTCATGGCGCTGACAACAGCCATTTGCAAAGCTACTTTAGAAATCATTTCCAGCGCCGACAGCCCCCATGACCTCCAGTCCGCTTTACCACGAACCAGCATAGATGCCACATTATCCATGGCGCTATCCATTGTGGTAGTAACTCCCTGTGAAACGGTCCCGGCGATGTCCATCGTGTTCTGTAGCCAGTTTTCATAACCACGCGATACACCATTACGCCAGTCTGCCTCAGATTCGGCAATAGCCCGATACTTATTATCAAGCTCGGTTAACGCTGCCGAGCGTGCTGCGACAGCGGCTGTTCCTTTGTCGGTTTTATCGAACTGACGTTCAACCTGCTGGGTCTCGTCGAAACGTTGCCGCTGCCTGTCGCTCAGTCCGGCGGTATCCGTCGCCGCCGTTGCCTCATCCTTAAATTTCCGCGCGGCTTCGGTGAGTTGTTTCAGCGCTTCGGCCTGATCGCGCTGTTTCTTCACGTTCTCTTCTGCTCGCTGTGTCCAGCGGGCTAACTCTGCTGAGGACTCACGGATCGCTTTGCGCTGCTCATCCGTCCATTTCGTACCTGCCTGATTCGCGGCGGCGTAGAGATCTGCCGCTTTCTCGCCATCAGTCGCGCGGACTTTCTGCACCTCGATAGCTACGGAAAGATCAGCCATTTTTCGGCTGTACTGTTCAGCCTGAGACGCCGCAGCACGGTCAGCCTTTTCAGCTTCCCTGGTGGCGTCTGCTTTTGCTTTTTGTGCCGCTGCCACGTTCTGCGTGTTGTTATAGTCTTTTTCTGCCGCTGCCCGATATTGAGACGCAAAGGTTGAATTATTCGGACCGTCTCGGCCCATATCCTGCAGATCAAAATCAACCTGCCGATTGACCTTAGCAATGCCCGTCAACCCGGCCAGTTCAGCCTGACGCTGTTTATTCAGAAGGGCTTTCGCATCCTTATCGGATACTGGTGCCTGCGGTAATGCCAGAGGCACCTGAACAAGACCGTTACGGGCAGACAGCAGGGTATTACCGAGACTCAGCAGGCGGTTAAATTCAGAATGCTCCCCGTTCATCCTTATAAGGGACTGATACGCTTCGTTCTGGCGCCAGGCCTGCTCCCGGATCAGATCATTGCGCCGGACATCAATATCATTGAGTGCCTGTTGAATGGTGCGTGACCGTTCACGCATCTGGTTCAGCTTGTTTTCTTCAACCGTTAGCTGGTCAGTCAGAATTCCGAGCGACTTAACGATATTTGCATCATTTTCGCTGGTAATGCCTGGTTTGTTCCGCGCTGAATTCAGATCATCGATCTGCGTTTTCAGTGCAGTCACTTTCCCGGCCTGCTCATCAATCAGCCGGTTTTGCTCAACCAGCGCATCGACAGTTTTTCCCCTGTTACTGTCTGCATCGCCCAGCGACATTGAGGTCGTTTTTTGTCGAATCAGGTCAATTTGCTGCGCATAATCCTGCGCTGACTGGCGGGCTTGTTCCTGCTGCTGGTACATAGTGTACCAGGCACCAGCCCCCAGCAATAACGCGCCGGGAATGCCACCGACCAGTGACAATAAGCCGCTAGCACCACTGCGCAGTAAGCCCACAGCGGATGTCGCGCGGTTTAATGCCTCCTGAGACGCGGTAACCGCACGGTTTGAGAGAACAAGCTCAGCATTCGCGGCGATCATTTCGCTGCGTTTTTTGATGACGTTATCAGCCGCCAGTACTGACGCATTAGAGCCTTTGGCTACATTCGCCTCGGCGACGGCAAGGTTATAGGCAGACGTTGCGGCACCGGCGTTCGCCAGTGCTTTGCGTTGTGCCTGTGTTGCGGCGTAAGCCTGCGCATCAGCTAAGGCAATCTGTTCTTTTCTGGCGTCCAGCACCTTACCTGCGGATGAAGTCACGCCGGACAGAATACCACCAAGCAGGCGAGAACCACCGGCAGCGGCCAGAACTGCCGCCCCGCTAGCCACTGTATCGAGGTTTGACGCCAGACTATCGAGAGCACCAGCCAGCGCCGTGGACGCGCCAAGGGCGTCATTCGCGCCACCAACCCAGGCCATAAAGCTGTTCTGGACTTTCTGTGCTGAGCCACTGATGGAGGCTGGTAGCGTTTCAAATTCTTTGCGCAGTAATTCGACATTGGTCAGTAACGGGACAATTTTATCCGTTGTCAGTTGCCCGTTCTGCGCCATATTGCGCAGCCCGCCAACGGTCGTTTTCATACCGTCAGCTAGCAGTTTCGCCAGGCGGCCGCCGTTCTCCATAATTGCATTGAATTCTTCGCCGCGCAGTACGCCGGAGCCCAGTGCCTGACTCAACTGCGTGATAACGGAGCTTGCCTCCTCCGTGCTCGCGCCGGACAATTTCAGTGACGTGGCGACCGTTTCCGTGACTTTTGCCACATCGGCTGACGCGTAGCCAGCATCACGTAGGGAAGATGCAATACGAGCGTAAAGGGTTGCGTTAGCCTCAAACGAGGTGCCTGTGCGCTGGCTGATTGCCATTAACGAGCGTTGCGCTGCTGCAAAATCCTCCGCGCTAGTGGAAGCCAGGCGCAGACGCCCGCTTAACTGGTTCCACGTGTCGGCATACTGGATAAGTTGATGCGTGGCAAATGCCCCTGCAAACGCCCCAGCAAGGCCCGTAGCGGTAGATTTAACGCTGACCAGCTCAGCATTCAGCGCCGCAATTGAGCGTTGTGTTTCACGGGTGACGGCGGCAGCCTGTTTGCCGCCTTGCTCCATTGTTTTGTAATAGTCCTGCCCCATCCGTGAGGCGCGAGCAATTTCTCGCTGAAATGAGCCGGAGTCAGCCGAAACCTTAATTATTAATTCTCGTAGAGTTGCCATCTCGTATCCTCAATAAAAAAAGCCTCGCTCACGCAAGGCTTCTTTATGAGCTGGAGACTTAATTACATGCCGCCAACCCTATATAATAAGCAATCGAATCAGGGACTATTTTTGACATCCCTTTATCAGGCTTTGAATTTTTCATATCATCTAAAGTATCACCTGTTCCAACATACATAACTTCATTAGTGTGACATGAATAAGACCTTTTTGAGAAAGTTACACCTGAACTACCATGTCGCTCTATCGTAATATCGGTTAATGACCCGTTATTATTTTTATCGAGCAGATAATATTTCGCATTTTTATCACTTGGGACATTTATCACCTCTCTATTTATTGAACTCTCATCTTTTTTTGTTACGGTTAGGTAAGAGTGATTGAATCCAGAAGTTTCTATCTTTTGGTTAAAGAGCGGACTTACAGAATTCAGATAAAGCCCAAAACCCACACACACAACTAATATCAAAACAATTGTTGCTGATTCACTAAAGCTACTACTTATCTTTATTGCAATACACAGCGCACCAATCAAAATAATAATAGAGATCGGCTGACGCAGCGCCACAATAAAAGTTATCAACACAAACAAGCCGCAAATAACCCTCAACCAGATTTTCATGTCAATTTCCCTTTTGGATAAACATGAATAATCGTATCAGAGTTTCGACATCCATTCTTCAAGCTCAGCGGCTTCTTCTCCGCCGTCCCCCTCACTACCCCATTTAAGCAGCAGGTCAGCCATATTCGCTTTGCCGCCCTGGGCATTGAATGCTGCCGCCGATATCTGGGCGGCCTGAACATCACCGCGCCAGTCACCAACAGGGCTTATCCGGTCATACGCAATCCACATTTTCAGCTCACTGGCCGTCAGGGTACTGCGCAGTTCGTGGAGCGTGCGCCCCAGCCGGAGCGCCAGCGTCATGAGAAAGAATGTAAGGGGTTGCTTTACTTTTTTTCGGCCTGATCCTGATCCACGCCCAGCGCCAGAGCCACATTCAGGAGACGTTTATGCACCTGTCCATAAACTTCTGCGACGGTACCGATATCATCATCAGAAAAAACACGTTCGCCTGCTTCATCGCGAAGAACATCAACGAAGAGGATCGTGTCCGCTTTTTTATTGCGGATAAATTCCTGCGCAGCAGTCAGCTTCGGAGCTTCCTCACCCTCCCCCAGTTCCGGCGGGGCGATAAATTCACGAAACTTAACCCAGGCATCACCTGACGGCTCACGAAGAATGACTTTTG